GAATGGCGGACAGATCCGTACCCATTTTATTGGCATTGTCCGCCATATCTGTGATGGCCATATCCGCAACTTCAGCAGCTTTTGCTGTGTCGCCGCCGAGTGATTGGATAAGGCTTGCGGAGAAACCCGTGACCGTTTCCATATACTCGTTTGCCGACATACCAGCCGTTTTAAAGGCATTCGCGGCATAGTTCTGCACTGTCTGTGACGCATCACCAAAGAGGGTGTCTACACCGCCGACCAGCTGCTCAAAGTCAGCGTATGCCGAAATAACTTCTTTGCCGAGTTTAAGCGCGGCTGCTCCGGCGGCAAGAGCGACAGCACCCATTGCCGCACCGACACCTTTTAATACGCTGCCCAGCTTTTCAAATTTACCGCCGGAACTTTCAGCTTCACCTCCAGTCTCTTTCAGTTCGTCGCCAAGGTCATCAGCGGCATCTGCCGAATTGTCCAGTTCGCGCTCCATACCATTGAGTTCGGCTTTGGCATTGTTTAGCTGTATAGCCCAGTTCTGAGTACGGCGGTCATTTTCGCCGAAGCTGTCGGCGGCATTCTTCAAGGCGGATTCGAGGGTGGAGATTTTGTCTTTCTGAGCATCGATTGCCTTGTTCAGAACCTCATTCCGTGCTGCAACCGCCGCTACAGACTTATCCTGCTTGTCAAATTCGGAGGAGACGAGCTTCATCTCACTGCCAAGAACCTTGAAAGTCTGGTTGATATCAGAGAGCGCTTTTTTGAACTCCTTTTCACCCTCGACTCCGATTTTCAAGCCGAAATCATCTGCCATGTCTCACCACCTCCTTAGATACCGCCCGGTATGATTTCATCGATGTAATACTCGCGTTTCGGCTTCGACAAACCGTTGAATTGTTTATATATCTCCCACTGGTCGAGCAGATGGCCGATAGGCATCAGCCAGACCTCCTGCTCGGTGCGTTGGAGCAGAGACACACCGTAAAAAATCAGTCGGGCAAACGATTCTTCATCGCTTACCCGACCTTCGCGTTTTTTGAGGTGTTACCTCCAGAGGGTTCTTCCTCGCTTTCAATATGGCGTTTGGTTCCTTTATACATGGCATCCATGATGGCATTCTTGTATTCACCCAACTCAAGCGGAGAAGTGAGCAGCTCCACAGCCTCCTCGGTCAGCAGTTCTTGTTTTTCGGCAGGGTTCTGAAGGTTGTGAATCAGTACCGACTGATTGGCAAGAAGTGTGATGAGCCAAACGATCTCATCAAGCGCCATCTCGAAGTTTTCTGACTTCATGAGTTTTTCGCCGAGATTGGAAAGTCCACCATATCTCCTGGCGATCTCTTTTGTAGCCTTTGTGGTAAGGAGCATCTCATACTCTTTACCGCCAATGTTGATCATTGCACTTCTGTCATCAGCCATTATTCAACACCTCCCGCAGCAGGAGTAAAGACCGGTTCATAGACAGATGTGTACCAGCCGGTAATTACGGAAGCAGGGACGCTCGTATCATCCTCATTGACCTCGGCTTTCCACGGATGCTTACCGTTTCCGTCAGTCTTATTGCGGCGGAACACCGTACCCTCAATGGTCGGTGTAGAAAAGGTGATGCTGTCGCCCTTGGTGGCGAGGTTTGTCGCCGGAATGCCGAATTTCACCCTGTAGAGCCAGAAGTATCGATAATTTCCGTTTGCCTTTTTCGCACGGAATCCTACGGCAACAGGAGCGCCGCCATCCTCACTTCCGGATATAACGACGTGATTGTCGTCAAGTTTTGCACCCGTCAGATCCTCAGCAGCCGTCACACCGATATCATCGATTCCGAGAGAGAGTTTACCGCTCTTGAATTCCTTCACAACCTCAGCGGGTCCATCGTCAGCATAAAGCGTCGCTTCAGCAAGCTCGACGGACAGATCCGCCTTCATTGCTTTTGCAAGAGGGATGGGAGTACCGTAAGTTTCGGTACCGTCTGCAGCCTCTGTGATTTTTGCGTAATAGAGCTTATCAAGCCCGATAGTAGCCATTTGTTATTCCTCCAGTTCGTAGTATTTCGCCACATCGATGGCGTAGTGGTGATAGCCGGTGTCATCCTCGTGTCCGATATACCGGCGGTCGGTTATAACAAAATCAGCCTGGAGGAGCATCCTCACAAGCTGATTCTTCCTTTGTAAATAGTTGTTTTTATTGAACAGTGAGATTCTGACTTCGTTTATATCCGCAAGAGGTTTATCGTCTCCGTAAACGGCAAATGTGTCAGTAAGCGGGGTCAGTACCAGGTATTCATCAGGAGGTACTCCGCTGAAGACGCCTGTTTCGACAGGGATATTTGCGGCTTCAAACAGTGTGTTCAGTTCAGATAATATGCTCATAGCTTCTCAATCTCACTTTCCAGCTTATTTGTCATAGCCTCGATGCAAGCACCTTTTGATCTGCTTTTGGCAGGTTTCAGAAAAGGCTTTGGAGGCTGGCCATGCTTTCCGTATTCGAGGATGTTGGCGATTTTGGCATTGCTGCCGCCGTCAGAGCGCGGCTCTGCAAAGCCTATTTTCACGTTGAAATTACCGTCCCTGTCTTGCTTCGCCGGAGATACACCAAGCGCAGATTCAAGTTCTCCGGTAGAGCGGCTTTTAACCTTTGTGTTTTTACCGACCACAGAAGAAAGATTGCTTTTTACCTTGTCGTACACGACTTCGGCTCCGGCTTCAAGAACCTTCGGTATGATCTCATCGGTCTTTTCAGCCAACCTTGACACTTTGAGCAGGAATTCCTCCGGCAACTTGAAATCGACCTTAGCCATCAGCGCTCACCGCCAATACTTCAAGATACATTCCACGGCCCTTTACATTTTCAACCGAGTATATGTTGTAGCGTTTGCCCTCGCAGACGATAACATGGCGGTTGTGAAGAACAAGTCCGGGAATCGTGCGGAGACGGAACAAGGCATTCACTTCATCTGACTGCGCCATGTTATGCCACTTTTCCGTAGAGTTTTTCTGCTCAAAATATGCCCTGACAGATGCAAGAACAGTATCGCCGTGGTTGACAAAACCGTCAGCATCCTTCGTGGGTTCGGTTGAGATAACATCGATGAAGGTGTTCATTTTCCCAAAACTCATGCTCACACCTTCCAATCCCGGTCAAGTTTAAGAAGAAGGTTGACCGTATTCCATACCTGCTGTCCAGCCTGCACATTGTCGGCGAAGAAACCGCCTGTAGAGCCGTCCCTGGATTCATAGAAATGCGATGCCAGCATAATCACTGCCTGTTCGGTAGTGGCGGGCATCGCATTTTCCGTGTAATATCCTGCTGCAATGTGCTGATAGCTTTCTGCATAAGAAACGGCGGCAGTGATGAACCTTTCAATCAGTCCATCATCCACCGAATGCTCCAATATCAGATTTTCCTTAACCTTCGTCAAAAGTTCGCTCATCACTGCCACCTCCCATCATTAGGATGCAGACTTCATCTGAAGCACCTGAATGGCTTCAGGAAGGATGAGCTTACCATCCACACGCTGAGAACCGAGGAAACCAATCTGACCGTTCTTTGCGTAGAGTTCATTCAGACGCTTGAAGGAACGACCCTGGCGGTCGGCAATCCAGTAATACTGGAAGTCACCGAAAGCAATGGTCTTGGCTCCGGCAGCGAGAACAGGCATATACGCAGAGGTATATACAGGACGGCCGAGCAGAGTATGAGGTGCATCGGCAGTCAGAGAATTCTGCCAGAGGTGCTGACCGTTGTTGTCCTTCAGCTTACGGACAGCCTTGATGGTGGCATCGTTCATTACCCAGACAGCCTTGTTGCGGTAAGGAGCCTTGAGTGCATGGAACAAATCCATAAGTTCGTCCGCAGTGATGGCAGTTGCGGATGCAGCGGTTACACCGATTTCTGCACCACCTGCATCGGCAAGAATGCCGAGAGGCTTGCCGTTACCATCGCCAAGGAAGAAAGACTCTTCCTCACGGGCACCGATACGGCGGGCAAATTCGCGGGAAATATATGCTTCAAGGTCAAAAACACTGTCACGGAGCAATTCCTCAGACACCTTGATGGTAGTACCCAACTTGTGAGCGCCAATGGTGATCTGGGAGAAAGTGTCGTCGCTGTCCTCATAAGGACCTTCCTCATCAATCCAGTTGGCAGTACCCTTGGATGCGACCACGGGAATCTTACGCTCACCGCTATCGGTCTGTACAGTGTGTGCCAACTTACGGAAGATGTTCTCCTCCTCAAGTGCCTCTACCAGATGATGCTCGTATTCGTCTGGAACCAGATAGCCGCCCTCGGCATCGTCACCAACCTGCAGAGCATTCACAACCTGGGGCAACGGTGCCTTGTTACGCATCACATCCCAGAAGTTGGACACATACTCATCGGTGCTGCGGCGGGACTTGCCCTTGCCGGAGTTAAAGTTGCCGTTCATAGGCTTTTCTGTAATAGGAGCAGAGGTAGGCTTGGAAAGCTGGGCATCCATAGCGGACATAGCTTCCATACGCTCAATTTCAGCACCGAAGTCCTGAACCTTCTTCTCCATCTGTGCATAGGTCTTTGCATCCTCATCGGAAAGCAGACCGTCCTTGTCGCGCTTGGTTTCCACAAATGCCTTTGCAGCCTCCCAAGCCTGGTTACGCTTTTCGCGCAATTCGTTGATAGTCATAATAAATTACCTCCAATTTTTAATAAGATTTAGCCTTGCCATAAGGTCATCGGCTTTGGTTTTACGGGTTGGTTCGGACTTGATTGCACACTTGGCTGCAACCTTGTCCATGAGAGAATTGACCACATTTGCCTTGGAATAAAGCATGGAAACCGCAGGCGGCTCCATATCCTCGGCACTGCCCACGCGCTGCATGATTTCATCAGCAAAGCCGAGTTCCACGGCCTTATTTGCGTCCATCCATGTTTCAGCATCCATAAGGTGGGACAGCTTCGTGCGGGACAATCCCGTCTTGATTTCATAGGCATTGATGATGGAATCCTTCACACTTGCCAGCATTTCAATGGCTTTCTGCATTTCCGCAGAATCACCGAAGGCAACGGTCATAGGGTTGTGAATCATCATCATGGACACAGGGGACATCAGCACCTTTGTGCCTGCCATCGCAATCACGGATGCTGCGGAGGCAGCGATACCATCAATCTTGACCGTGACATTGCCCTTGTAATCCATCAGCATATTGTAGATTTGGGCAGCCGCCACGCAGTCGCCGCCGGGACTGTTAATCCACACGGTAATATCGCCGGAGCCTGCCATCAGTTCATCCTTGAAAAGCTGTGGAGTGACGTCATCGTCAAACCAGCTTTCTTCTGCGATTGTTCCGTTCAGAAATAGTGTCCTCGCCTCCGGCATCGTTTCCGTCTGTGCCTGGTTCTTCCACTTCCAGAACTTCTTCATCGGGGTTTTCCTCCTTTCCGTCATTGTCGGTTGTATTTGCAAAAGCACCCGCGTCTTTCAGAGGGAGCATATTGCCGTTAATAAGGTAAAGGTCACCGCCTTCTTCCGCAGGGATACGGTCGAGGTTTTCCAGTTCGCGGATGTCGTTTGCACTCATCCAACCATTCTGGCGACCAATGGCGTAGCCGTTCATACGGCTTTGGTAATCGCCACGGAGCAGACCTTCCAGATTGAATTTCACAAAATAACGCACCTTTTCATCGTGGGATAAAAGCGCCCTCTGAATGGACTGCTCCCAACGGATAACCCACGGGTCAAGGGTGTACTTTACAAATTCCAAGGACTGCTGCTCTATATTAGAAAAGCTCGACTTCTCAAGGTCGCCCACCATATGGGGAGGTACTCTGAAAATTCGAGCAATTTCATTGATTTGGAACTTCCTTGTTTCAAGGAACTGTGCCTGCTCCGGAGAAATGGAAATCGGTGTGTACTTCATTCCTTCTTCGAGGACAGCCACTTTATTGGAATTGGAACTGCCACCAAAGGCAGCCTGCCAACTCTCTCTGACCCTCTGCGGGTCTTTGATGGTGCTTGGGTGTTCCAGTACGCCACCCGGCGTTGCACCGTTAGCAAAGAACTTGGCACCGTATTCCTCGCAGGCAATCGCCATACCGATGGCGTTCTTTGCCATAGCGATGGGACTGTAGCCGACAAGACCGTCAAACCCAAGACCTGGAATATGAAGCACATCGGAAGGCTGCAGGGTTACTGCAAATTCCATATTTTTAATAGCCTCATCGGGACCACGGTAATAGGTGTAATAGAGATGTCCGTTTTCATCCCTGTCCACACTCATCTTGTTTGGCATCAGAGGGTAAAGTGCCACCACCTCGTTTTTACCGTTACGGATAACCTGTGCGTAGGCATTGCCCCACAAAAGCAGATGGGTCATGAGTGTCTCTCGGAACACGAAAGAACTCATTTCCGGATTCGGCTCATCGTGGAGCAGTCGGTAAAG